AAAAAATAAAAGCACCCCGAGGAGTGCTATGTATATTTATTACACAACGATTATATCATTTGTTGTGCTGTAATGCAAGAGGTGGAGAAATGAGATTTATAACGACATTAAATAACCAAAAATGTATGGAATGGAAATTAAATGCTACACAAGGGATATTAGTATCTCTTCTGTATGAAGCTAATGCTTGGGCTAAAGAAGTAATAATTGAAGATGAAGTTTATTACTTTGTTTCAAGAAATTTAGTTATAAGTGAATTGCCGATGTTTTTTGATAAGCCTGATACTGTGTATAGAGAATTTAAAAAATTATCTGAAAAAGGCATTATCAAGTATAAAAAACACGGGAAAATGGATTTAGTAAGATTAACTGAAAAAGGTAAGGAGTGGAACTTCTTAAAATCCGAAAATAACTCGGAAAAAAATCCGAGTTTTGAAGAAAATTCGGAAAAAAATCCGAGCAAATTCGGAAAAAAATCCGAAAATAACTCGGAAAAAAATCCGACAAATAAAGATAATAATATATATTATAAAGATACTAATAATAAATATATATATAAGAGCAAAGAATTCGTTGAAGCTTTTGAAAGTTATAAGAAAATGCGAAAAAGTATTAAAAAGCCTATGACAGAAAATTCAGTAAAACGGATGCTTAAAAAATTAGAAAGAATATGCAATGAAGAAACAGCAATTAAAATGCTTAATCAGGCGGAAGATAAATGCTGGTTAGATGTGTATGAAGTAAAGGAGGGAAAAAATGGGAATAACTTCAATGGCGGAAGTAATAAAAAAGAAACAAGAAAACCAAATTATAACATTGAAGCCGACTTCTAATGTGGAAACAGTCAATATCAGCGTATTTGAAAATCAGAAAAATAAAGGACTGATAAATTACTACAGAGATATTTCAACATTACCTAAGAAAATTTCAGACTGTACATTTGAAAAATCGGTTGTTAAAAGTAAAAAAGAACTGGAAATAAAATCTAAGCTTGAAAAGTATTGTACAAATTTTGAAAAAGCTTTAAAGCATGGAATAGGATTATATTTTTACGGAAAAAGAGGAACTGGAAAAACATTCTACAGTCTGTGTATTTTCAATGAATTATCAAGCAGATACAAGGTTTACCGTACAAGTCTAATGGAAATAAACAATAAAATAAAAAGCTCTTTTCAGGATAAAAACACAACAGAACAGGGAATTATTAATGATTTACTAAATGCAGATCTTGTGATTTTAGATGACTTAGGAAAGGAATATTTAAGCGAAAGTTGGGGAAAAGAGAAGCTTTTCTACATATTCAACAAGCTGTATGAAGCAGAGAAGTGCTTAATAATATCAACAACTTTGGATATTCCGCAGATGTCAGAGTATCTGAGCATAAAGGGAAGTGATGATGTATTTGACAGAATGACTGAAAATTGCAGAAGCTTAAAATTTGACTGGGAAAGTAAAAGAAAAACAATCAAGGAAAAAATTAAAAAGGAGATATTTGAATGAAAATAATAACAGAAAATGATGTCATTAAAGCTGAACTTGAAAATAAAGCAATGAATTTGAGAAGAGAAGAGCTGCAAAAAGAGGATAAAAAATTATTGAAACAGATAAATAAAAATATAAAACTTATTGAAAGCTACAAAAAGGTTAAAAAATGCAAAAAATCAAAATAATAGAACTTTTTTCAGGAGTAGGAAGTCAGGCAATGGCATTGAGAAACATAGGACTAGACTATGAAGTTGTGGGAATAAGCGAGATAGACAAGTTCGCTATTAAAAGCTATGAAGCAATACACGGAAAAGTACACAACTTTGGAGATATTTCAAAAATTGAGGAGTTGCCTTGTTGTGACTTACTTACATACTCTTTTCCTTGCCAAGATTTAAGTGTAGCTGGGCAACAAAAAGGAATAAGTAAAGATACAAGAAGTGGACTTCTGCTGGAAGTTGAAAGACTGCTTCTGAAAGCAAAAGAGAACGGAACATTGCCAAAGTATCTTTTACTAGAAAATGTGAAAAATCTCGTTGGCAAAAAGTTTATAAAAGACTTTGAGCGTTGGCTAAGTTTCCTAAATAGTTTGGGATATTATTCAAACTGGGAAGTACTTAATGCCAAGGATTACGGAATACCTCAGAACAGAGAACGTGTATTTGTTGTTAGTAGCCTTGAAAATATTCATTATGTTTTTCCTAAAAAGCAAGAATTAAAGTTGAAAATGAAAGACTTGCTGGAGGAACATGTTCCGGGAAAATATTATCTGACAGAAAAATTTATAAGATGCATGTCAGATATGACAAATAGAAATGGTTTTGTGAGAGGTGAAAGGTTTAATCCAAGAGGATTAGAAGAATGTAATGTCGCATTTGCAATAACAACAAGAGCAGGATACAGGGTAACTGATAATTTTATTAAAACAGGAGGAAAAATAAGGAAATTAACTCCTTTGGAAGCATGGAGACTTATGGGATTTAGTGATAATGATTATTATGCTGCAAAGTCTGTGGATATATCTGATGCACAGTTATATAAGCAAGCTGGTAACAGTATTGTAGTAACAGTACTGGAAGCAATATTCAGAAAGTTATTTCTTGAAAAACACGAGAAAAAACAATCAATAATAGCAGAACAAATGAGCATGTTTGAGGTGTCAAATGAAAAAAATACAAGTATTTTACTGTGAAATCATAGATTTGAACGGATATAAAAACAGGATAATAACAACAGATGAAAAAAGATTGTCTAATTTCAGAAGAATGCACGGAGGAGCAATTGGTGGAATAAATCAATGGAGCGAGAAATTAAGCGAGAATGAATTCAGAAAAATAGAAAAAAATAAATATTTTAAATAAAAATTAGGAGGAAGGAAACATGTTAGTAAATCACAATATTATTGATTATATGGTTAAATCTTGCGTAGATACATATAATTTGGGAGAAGCTAGATTAATAAAACAAAATTTAGAAGAAAAGAAGGTACAGTTTGCATTTAAACGTGCAGATTTAAAATTAAGTGTTGAATTTGCGAATGATAAAATTTCGTCAATAATTTACAACAGTTTTTTAACGGATCAGCAAAGAGAGAATGTTACAGAACAGGAGTTCACGGCAAAAATGAATGACATGCTTGCAGTGAAAACAGTTGAAAGTGTTGAAGAAATTGAAAAAATGTCAAATGAGATAATAAGAGCTGTAAATTCTTCAAAACTGTTTGGTGGAAAAATAAAAGAATTGTTATTGAACAGTGAAGACAGAGAAAAGTTATTTAAAATAAAAAAATTCTTTGGAACAGAACAACAGTTACTGAAGCTATATGAAGAAATTGAAGAATTACAGGTTGCATATAGAAACTATAGAAAATCTTTTTATAAAAAAGATGAAAACTTGATAGAAGAGATTGCAGACTGTTTTGTAATTGCCCTTCAAATCAACAAAGTTAAAATGATTAAAAATATGATTAGAGGCATGGTCGACAATTCCAGTGTATTTAAAACTGAAATGATTGAAAAAATCATTAGAATGGTTAAATTTAAAATAAACAGGACAGTGGACCGAATAGAAAAAGGAGAATACGGAGTTTATAAGATTGAATATAAGGCTGACAGGGGAACAGAACAGCCTGAAAATTCAAAAGAAAAAGAAGTAGGGGATAAAAACTCAACTGAAGAAAAAGAAGAGCAAAAAACAGGAAATATGACAAAATCAGAAAAGGAGAAATTAAAAAAAGAACAGAAAATATACGAATTTATAAAAAATAAGTCTCCATTCTACTATAGGTCAAAAGAGGTTAGAGATGGGACAAAAATACATCCGACCGAATGCACTGAAATAGTAAAAGAACTGATTGAAAAAGGAAAAATAAAAATAATAAAAAAAGGGAAAGATGGCATATATGGAGCAACTCTTTCAACATCAGAAAATATTCAGGAAGCGGAGGTTGTAAGTTAATGGCGACTAATCCGGGAAAAAAGTTTGAAGAGGATTTCTCAAACAGTGTAAACAGGGAAGAGATATTTTTACATAGATTAAAAGATGGCTCCACAAGTACAGGAGCAGATGGAAAAATGATAAGACTAAAAAATAAAAATTTGTGTGATTTTATACTCTTCAAGGGCGGTCAACTTGTCCTTGTTGAGTTAAAAAGTTTTTTAGGAAAATCTATGAGTTTTTCAAATATAAAAAGCACTGTAGATGAACAGCAGACATTTTTATATAACTTGAGATTGGAAGCAAGTAAAAATAATGTGAAAGCTTATATGGTTTTGAATTTTAGAGAATTAAATGAAACATACGCTATAGATATTCACAATTTTGACGAGTTTTATAAATTTACAGGAAAAAAATCAATAGATATTACAGAAGCCAGACAACTTGGAAAACAGCTGTGGCAGAAAAAATCAAGAACTAGATACAGATACGGAATAGAAGATTTATTTAATTAGGAGGGGAAATGGAAAACTTGGATAAAAACATGATTTTAGAGAAAATAACAAATGAAATAAAAAGATTTATGGCAAAGACAAGAGGTAAAACTAGAAAAGTAGCTGAAATTTGTGCTAAACATCCTGAAATATTTTTAGAAATTCAAAAGCCTGATACAGTTTTAAAATATTATTTGGATAGGGAAAATAATATAAGTGCAATTACAATGTCTTTATCTGAATACAAAGAAAAAGATTTTCCACTTTCAACAATAAGAAACACAAGAAGAGATATAGAGCTGTTTTTGGAGGAAAAAGGAATTAATCTTGAAATTGGTTCACTGCTGCAAAAAAAAGGATTATTTATGAAAATTGAAAGAGCGAAAGGAAATAAAAATTTTTAAAAGAAACATATTAAAAAATGGAGGTGTAGGAGTTGGAAGATATATTAAAAGGAACATTTGAAATAAATATGGATACAGGAGAAACAAAGTATTTTCTTACTTCTACACAGACTGTAAAAGAGAAACATACTAAAAAGCTTGAGGATTTTATAGAAAATACAATTGCTACTGTAATAGTAGATAAAAGACTTACTACAGAGCAGAGAAAAAAAATATGGTGTATTTTAGATGATTTTGCTTATTGCAATGGTGGAGACAAGGAGCAGTGGAGAGAACAGCTCCAGAATGAATTTTGCAGATTACATGATCTTGAATATTTCAGTATATCCGAAACAAAAAGAGATGGAGCAAGTAAAGATGTAGCGAGGGAATTCATACAGTGGTTATGTGAGTTAGCTGTAAAGGAAAATGTAGGATTTCGAGAGGAAACAGGCAATCCTGCTACGTGGGTTCCTGAAATTGGAAGATTTGTTATTGCTTGTTTGAGGGCGAGAAGATGTGCAGTATGTGGAAAAGTTCATGATTTTCACAATGGAGATATAGTTGATTTAGAACATTGGAACACAATCTCAAGTAGTGCCGGGACTTATGAAAACGATGATGGATTAAAAAATCCATTCATAACATTGTGTCGAGAACATCACATGATAAAACATGCGATAGGAAAAGAGGAGTTTCAGAAAAAATATATAGTTGGTGGTGTATGGCTCAATCCTCAACTTGTATATGAGTTACTGGATATTTATCCAAATCACTTTGCATTGTTCAGAAAAAGGCTGAAAGAGGAATATTATGATGGACTGATAAGAAGGGAGAAAAAATGAAGAAAATACTGGATGCATGTTGTGGCAGTAAAATGTTTTGGTTTGATAAAGAAAATGAAAATACAGTATTTATGGACAACCGACATTTTGAAGATACATTGTGTGATGGTCGTACTTTAGAAATAAATCCTGATGTCATTGCTGACTTTAGACATATGCCGTTTCAAGATGAAAGTTTTTATCTAGTTGTATTTGATCCGCCACATCTATTAAAAGCAGGAGAAAATTCATGGTTGGCCAAAAAGTACGGAAAACTGGATTCTGCCACATGGAAAGATGATATAAGTCAGGGCTTTAATGAATGCATGAGAGTCTTAAAGCAAAACGGAACATTGATTTTTAAATGGAATGAGGAACAAATAAAATTAAATGAGATTTTGGCCACAATAGAATACAAGCCATTGTTTGGAAATAAAAGAGCTAAAACTCACTGGCTTGTGTTTATGAAAAATTAAAATAACAACCATTTTCTTGACATCGGCAAAATGGTAAAAGTATTTAAAAAAGGATTTAATCGTTTTGCTGATGTTGGAAAAACGATAGACAGGAGGAATAAAAATGAAATTTTTGAAAACATATTTGCTAGGATTTGCAATAGTTTTTGCAATTTTAACAATAGGAAGAACAATAACGAAAATAAGTGAGTATAAAAGAACGGGTAGATGGAATAGTTATAGGATTGAATGGGGGCTAATAATTTATTATTCACTTTATAGTTTTAGCTTTTTTGCCTTGCTACTAGATGACTTTATAAGGGAAAATCTACGATAAAAAGGTTTGAAAAACAGAGGAAATATGGTATAATAAGAGGGTGATAAAATGCTTACTAAAGAGCAGATAAAAAAAATTGAAAGCAATAAAAATCTTTTCCAATTTATTGTGAAATTGTTGAATGAATTTGACAAAAATGGAGAAAAACAAATGACAATTGTTTTTAAAAATGGAAAAGTAATAAGAAGAAAAACAGCAACAATTGAATAAAGGCAAGAGTTATGAAATTTAATGAGCCGACTTGTACGTAGATTAGAGATAGTTTATTTATAGGTCGGCTTTTTTATTTAGCCTCCTTTTGATTTTTATATATATGGGCTCATTGATTAACAATGAGCGGTTGGGTTGGTGGGAAAAGCTTTAAAAAAGAAAAATGGAGACAGGAGCATGAAAAATGAAGACATAAAACTGTTAATTAAAAATGAATATGAGAACGGGACTAGCATAAGGGCATTGGCTGAAAAATACAATCAAAAGGTTGGAACTATCAAGAGTTGGATCAGCAGAGGGAAATGGATTAAAAAAAAAGAGAACAGTGCAACCGTCAGAAAAAAAAGTGCAACCAAAAAACGCAACCAGTCGAAAATGGTTGCAAATGATAAAGAAACACAAATGAAATTGGAAATTCTTAATAATGTTCCAAAAAAAGAAATTTTGCAAAAATTTTCAATAACCGAACGAACTTACTACAATAAATTAAAAAGCATTAGAGAAATTCAGATTGAAAAAAGTAAAAATCTTTTGACACAGATTGCAAATAAAAATTACAAAGATTTAGAAGAACAGTTGACGGAACTTGAAGAAGAAAAAAGAAAACTGAAGGAAAAATTCTTGAAAATCAGTTTAGAAGAAGATGAGGTTTTAAGACAAATAAACGCTCGCTTAAAGACTTTAAGAGAGTTTGAAAAAGAAATTTATAAAGGTGGACAAATTATAGGAAATTATCGCCAAGCTGAACTGGAAGCAGAGCTTGAAAACGAAAATATTCAAAAAAAGAAACTAGATCTTGAGAAAAAGAAAATAGAAGGTGAACAGCTGAAAGATACAAAAGTGGAATTTAAATTCAAAGAAAAAGAGATAGAAGAACTGGAGGATAAAAAAAATGAATAACGAAAATTTGACTGAAGCAACAACAGTTGTAGAGGAAAAGAAAAGCAACAAGGCTGAAAAGCTTTTAAAAGAATTTGTGGAAAAGCATTTGGAAGGAACAAGATATGTGAGAGATTTTGAATTAACAATTTCGGATGAAACTAAGACTTTTGGAATAGCTACAAATAATATTTTATATGATTTTGACATTTCAAAAGAAGAATTTGAAGAAAAAGTTGATTTTTTACACGATATCAAAAAACAAGACACAACAGGAGTTAAATATCAGTACAGAGTGATTAAGAAAAAAGGAGATAGTTTTATTGCGGCATTTAAATCAGACAGTTATGTGGTAGGAGCTGGAAAAGTAGGAAGAACAAGAGAGATTGTGGAGGTGTAGTTAAATGGGAAAAAATGGTAAAAAAGAAAATTTAGTTGAAACAAATGTTGAGGAACAATCTGAAGGAATTAACATAGAAAATAAAATAACTAAAGAGGATTTAGAAGACAGAATAAAAAAAGGAGATTTCAGGATAGCACGTAACTTTGTTTTTAAAGACGGCTCAAAAGAATTAAGAGTGGATTACAAGGATACAGACCGTAATTATTTGCTCGAAGAAAATAAATTGATTGAGTATTTCAAAGAGAAATATCCACATCAGGAATTTTTTATTTTAGGAGAATAAATGGAAATTAAGTTGGATATAAATGAACATTTTAAAGGATTTATATCTGAAGAAAAATCAGACATATATTTGCTGATTGGAAGCTATGGAAGTGGTAAAAGTTACAATGTGGCTACGAGATTAATTATAGATAGTTTCAAAGGAAAAAGAAAAATACTGGGAATAAGGAAAGTTTATAGAGATATAAGAGACAGCGTATTTACTGATTTAGTCGATGTTATAAATGAACTTGAATTAGAAAATTATTTTAATATAAGGACTGGTCGTTTAGAAATAGAAAATAAAATAACAGGGACTAAATTTATTTTCAGGGGATTAGATGAAGTAGGAAGATTGAAGTCCATAAAAGGAATTACTGATATATGGATAGAAGAAGCTAATCAGTGCAACAGAAACGATTTCAAACAACTTAGATATAGATTGAGAACTCCGGGAGTGAAAATGCACATGTACTTAAGTACGAATCCGGCAGAGCCTGACAGTGCTTCAAACTGGACTTACTGGTTTCTGACAGAATACGCAGGAGTATCTGAAGAAACATTATATGAAAAAAGGGAATTTATAAAAAAGATAGAAGATGCCGAAACAGGATATGTGCAAAGGATATACATCAATCACTCGACTTATAAAGAGAATAAGTTTCTCCCACCTAGTGCAGTAGCCGAACTGAATATGGAAAAGGATCCGTATTTAGTAGCGATAGCACAGCAAGGGAGATTCGGTTATCATGGAGAGTTTGTTTACAGCAATGTTGAAAAAGCCAGTAATGAATATGTGGACGAACAGGTGGCAAGACTAGGGATTGAATGGCATGTTGCGGGAATGGACTTTGGATTTAAAGTTTCCTACACTGCAGTGGTTAGAGCTGCAATAGATTACGAAAATAATATTCTCTATATCTATAGCGAATTTTACAACAAAGGATTAACCAATCCACAAATAATACAGGAAGATTTTCTTTATGACATAGCTGAAGAGGGTATTGTAATATATGCGGATTATGCAGAGCCTAAGACTATTCAAGAATTCAAAGCAAATGGAATACTCATGGCAAAGGCAGATAAAATGGTAGGAAATCCATTGGGTAGGATTGGAAAAGTGCAATCATTCAACAAAATTGTGATAGCACAGCGGTGTGAGAACACATATAGAGAACTAAAAAACTTGAAATTTCAAAAGGACGAGAACGGAGTAATAATAGTGGGAGATAAGAAGAAAATGTTTAACTTCGACGCTCACACTAAAGATGCACTTGACTATGCTCTTTCACGATATAGACCAAGAGATTTAAAAACTAGATATAAAAGCAAGATATAAGGGGGTGAACATGTTTAAATTTTTCAGAAAAAAGGAACAAGGCACAACAATTAAAAACTTTAATGACTTGTTGAATTATGTGAAAGCTTTTAATATTTCTCCTTATACTGTCAATGTACAAAGAATGTTGAAGCAAATCCCTGAAAATCCTTTCATAAGCTCGGCACTTGAAAGAATGCAACAAGGATTTTACTCTATAGACTGGAGTGTATACGAAGAAAATACAGAAGGGAAAAATGAAAAGAAGGACAATATAGTTTATAGGAGTTTGATTAATCCTAACGCTTTGATGGATACAGATGACTTTTTATATTATTGTTATCTTTACTGGACTATCTTTGGAGAATTCCTTATTCAAAAAATAAAACTTTACAACAAATATGATTTGTGGATATACAGTCCAGCTGAATATACAATAAATTACAATAATAACAATATACTTTTTGGAATTCAGAGCATTGACTTATCAAATGGAAAGAAAATTTCAGGAAAAGAACTTGAAAACTTCTGTTATAAGAAAATGCCCAATTTATATTCTAAAGGAAATGGAATAAATAGAGTGACTTCACTTGCATTGTTACATGACTACTACTGTTTAATAAGCAGATGGAATAACAGTATATTAAAAAATAGTGGTAAAAGACAGTTCTTAATATTATTAGATCAGCTAGGAACAGGGGAAACAATAGAAAAAATACAGGACAGAATAAGTGAGAACAGTGGAGCAGATGGAATAGGGAAACCAATCATTTTAAGTGGATTTGACGAGAAATCGAAAATACATAATCTTGACTTTACTCCAAGAGATTTTGATTTTATAGAAGCAACAGCAGAAATAAGGAATATTACTTCAAATGTCTTGAATGTTCCTGATTTACTTATTGGTGGAAAAGATAATGCCAAATACAACAACATGCAGGAGGCAAAGAAGGCACTTTACACAGAAAATATTATCCCGGCAGCTGAGCAGATAAAATCGTGCATAAACAGATTATTTCAAAAAGATTTTGGACATAACGAACTGATTGACTTTGACACTTCAAAAATAGAAGTATTGAAAGACAATAAGATTGAACTGATAAATACATTGAATGCTTCAGAATTTCATACTATAAACGAAAAAAGAAAAATGCTTAATTTAGACAGTATAAATGGAGCAGACGAAATATTGATTAAAGGAATGCCAAGTACTTTAACGGATGTATTGAATGGCGAAGTAGAGCCAATTGATAACAATCCAAGTGAGGACGATATTTAATGACAAAAAAAGAAAAGAAACAAATGGAGAAACAAGCCGAAGCATTAAAAAAAGCAAGAGGAAAAGCAACGAAAGTTGTAAAAAAAAAATTAGACTCAAACTTTAATGATTTATCAAATAGTGTTGATGTAATAAATGAAGAAATAATAATTGATTTTTCAACTTTCAGAAATAACTTAAATAAAACATTATTGCTCACTCATAGAGTTTCAACGAAAGCTGTAATAGATGTAGTAGATGAAATGTATGAAGTGAGGGAAAAGGTAAAGTATTTTAAAGATATAGAAGATAAAAGGCTAAATGATTTTAACGCTAAAAAAGCCGCAGAAAAAGTACAAAAAATTGATGAAGTTACAAAAAATAAAATAAATAAAATCATTTCTGAAAGACAGGCAAGTGGAACAAATGCGAAACAAATAGCCAAGGAGGTCAGGGAAAATGTAAAAGAAATGACAAAGAGTAGAAGTTTAACAATTGCAAGAACAGAAACAGCAAGAGCAAGTGCATATTCAATGCATGAACTTGCAAAAGAAACGCTTGTAAACACTAAAGTGTGGATGCATGCTGGCGGTGGTGCAACAGACAGAAAATCACATTTAGATATGAATGGCGAAGAAAGAAAAATAGATGAAGCATTCTCAAATGGTCTGATGTATGCACAAGATTCTGAAGCAGAAGCCGGAGAAGTAATAAACTGTTATTGCGTTACAACGTATAAATTTAAGGTGTGAGAGGAGGAAATATGTCAAAACATTTATTTGAAAAAAGTATTGGAAATACAATAACTAAATCTGACACTGAGAATGGAACATTTGAAGGTGTTTTGATAAAAGGTAGTGTTATTGATAGTTATGGAGATTATTTTTCAGAAGAAGCGATAAATAATTTCAAAACCAAAAACAATTCAAATACAATTTTCTTATTACATCAGCACAATAAAAGTGCTGAAATAGGAACAATGGAAATATATGCTGAAAACGGAGATTTGAAATTTAAAGCAAAATTAGATTTATCAAAGGACGATAATGGTAATTTTATAAATAAGGAAGCCGCAAAAGTCTATTCATTAATGAAACAAGGAGCACAGTATGATATGAGTGTTGGTGGTAGATTTTTAAAGGCTGAATTTGGGTATATAGATACTGATAAAGGTCAAACAACGGCTTACATAATAAAAGAATTTGAAGCATGGGAAGGTTCGACTGTAATAAAGGGTTCTGTTCCCGGATCAACAGTAGAAAGTGTTAAAA